TTACATCACTAAACTCACTAAAGTAGCCGTGCACTGATTTAGTGCGAACCTTGAAAGAAAAGGTTTCTCCGTAAGTGTTAACTGGTACCCTTACAGTCCCAGCCTCAGCGTCAAAGGTCTGTTTTAAGGGAGAGTTTGTCGCACTTTCGTACTCAAGCTCAACTATTGATGGGGTCGCACCGCCAGAACCGAGCTGATAGGAAACAACTACATAGCTTTGTACAGTGCCGATTGGTGGGAGTTGTTCGTCAAGCTGAGTCAGGGCAGTGATAGTTGGTGTTGCAGGAGCGAGAGCTTGTTCGTCTTCGATTGCTATTTGTACTGCAGAAGACCAATCGCTGAAACGCTCTCCTTTAACTCCACGAGCCTGAAACTCGTAGGTAGTTCCTACATTCAGCCCTTCTACTTTAAATACTGAGCTAGATTGAAGCTCTGTCAGCTCATAAGGCTGAGTCCCTACCTCTCTATAGCGCAACTGATTTTCTTGGTTAGACCCGAATCGGCCAGAGTTGCTGACGCTAACAAAAACTGTTGCTGTCGGTGAGCCTTCTCCATCTCTAGTGAAACTGCTGATTGTGGTTGCAGTTCCTCGGATAGAGGGGTCGTTTACTTCTGGTTGTTCTGGAGGAACGCGGTCTGCGTCAACAGGTTCAGTAATCGCTGGATCATAAGCCGGAATAGCACCGTCAATGGCCTGTAATGCACCCGGAGCAGCAGGGACAGTTGTGATCTGTGCCTGAAAATCTCCCTGTGGCTGAATCTCAGTCACTTTAACATCGATGCTTTCTTTGCCTAACTCTCCAAAAATAATCAAGTCATCAGGAGCAACACCAGAAACCGCACTATCGAGCACAAGCGATTTTGTTCCGGGCGCATCATTAAGAACGCCAACAGTGCTAAGCTGACCGCTAGACTTCTGTATTTTTATGCCGTAAGACTTGCCTGCCTCCATTGGCAGAACTTCATCGACAGTAATTTCAACATCAGACTCAACTGATTTAATACGAGCAGCAGCTAATCCGACTAAAATAACATCGTGCTGTATAGTAAGAAGGTCGCCGCGCTGGTAGCGAAGGTGCTGGATGTCCTGTTTAAAATTAAATCTTTCTGGGCGCAGCCTTTGTTGAGCGAGGTGATAACGTCCATATCTGTGAGCTTGATCAGGATCAGTTACACCTTTAGCCTGTATTGTCTCAAACTTAGTTGCATTGCTTTCGTCAAAGCCATCGTCGAAGACCAGACGTTCAGCATTCTCAAATGTCTGATCGCTGACAAATCTAACTCGAAGCGCCTCTGGAATCTCTACAGCATTTGTCTCAAAGCTGAAATCAAAGCTGTTGCGTGGACTGATTACCATGCGAGGTACAGACTGCACTACATCTCGTATAACTGATACTTTCGAGTCTGGGTTAAACGCCCAAGAAGCGAGGCCAGCACCAGCAACTTGGGCTGCGCTCTCTAACGTAGTGCTTTTGCTGTCAAAGATTGCGTTGTAAGCAAAGCCTTCTGTATCGCAGAAGTTTGCCCAATCTAGCAAAGCATCGGCATCAAGAGTTTCTCTTTCAATCGGCCTGCGGTTAGCTGTGCCTTTCCAAATGTCAGAGAATATCCACGCTGGATTGTTTGTTGCTTGCTCAGTCCAGCTCGTGCCGTTGTACACTTCAAGGATTGAGGTAGCCTTCACAGATAAGTCTTCTATCCGACCATTTAGCTGATCGCTTGCGCGGATACGCAACGCCATGACCACTGTGTTGTCAACATCAAATCCTCTTACACTCCTAATGGTGCGAAGAGCGCTCCAAGTCAATTCGTTCTGTACAGCGCTTGTGTTAGCGTGTGTTGTTTCTAATCGAGTGACTCGGACTTCATACTGCCCTTTCGCTACTTTCCAACGGTAGCCTCTACGGATAGTCTGTTTCTGACTAGAGAATACAGTGAAGTTAGCATTCTCTACGATGAAGTTAGTCGCGCCTACTTCTCGATACTCAATCTTAAAGTCAACTGATGCAGAGGTTGTTTTAGCATCCTTGTTTACAGAGTACAAAGCTCCAACAAAATCAATACTAATCTCATCAGCATCTACTTCCGTAGTTCGCGTAGCAGAGACATTATCTGTTTTAGTGACGCTGCCGTTATCTTCAATACCTTCAAAGTCATCGTTGCTTGTTGTAAACGCTGGATTACTTTCTATAACTTGATTGCTGTAAAGACTGATTTGGTCAGGTCGGCCAACTTCATATTCAACATCATCAAAAAGATTGATGTCTGTCTCACCAATCTTGATAGGCTCGCCAGAAAGCACATCAGCTTCAGTTATGCGTGCTCTGCCTTCTCCAACTTCTTGACCCCCAATCTCAAGAGGGCCATAACCAAGACAAACTAGCATCCGAAGATACTGGTCATCGCCCACAACTTCAGTAAAAGGCTTGGCAGTCATGGGGATAGGCGGGAACATCTTGAACTCGCCGTAAAGCCTAGGTACCGGCTGGAATGCTGCAACACGGTTGCCTGTCCCAGTCAAAGACTCAAGGCGGTTAAAGGATTCACCAGCAGCAGGCTGCTCTGGCATTTGAGGCGGAATCAAGGCATTGACGGCCATTGATCCAGCTATACCAATACCTACTGTGGCTATTTTAGTCGCTGTGGCTCCTAATTCCAGAGACGCCGCAATCTGAGGTGCGAAAACAGCAACTGCAATCAAAGCCGCAGACCGAAGAATATCGCCGTCTTGAGGTAAAGGCCAAAGCGTAACGTGCGTTCCGTCTTTTACAAAGGTCAGTCTATGAAGCTCTTCTGCAACTTCATAACCGTTAATGTAGGCTGCTACAGGCGCACCGCCAGCAATCTCGTAGATACTCTGGCCTGCGTCAACATCAGCATAGACCCAATCAGGTTTTAGCGGATGTTTACTTGCCTGTACTGTTACCGACATACCTGTAGAATCCTTCTATTCGATTAGCCCAACGCCAATCTGTGTAATTCTCTATACAGCTTGTGCCACCGTTATAGCTGTGGAGCATCATGGGAGGATCAATAATTACGCCTATGTGCCAAGGGCGTCCTCTAACGATCACCACATCGCCTTCTTGCGGCTCTTCAATCTGAATGCTAAGTTCTGATAATTTCTTTTGTACTCTTGCAGTCCTGTCTTTGCTTTGAGCGTTTTCAAGGCCGTCATCAGCCCCGCCTAAATCAATGCCATACACGCCACGAAAGATTTGCTCTACTAACCGAAAGCAACCATGCGGCGGCTCATACTCAACACCAACGTAAGGTCTATATTTACTGAGCGACATTACTTGGAGCAAACTGGTCTTTTGGAAATGCGTCGTTAAGAGCGCCTTTCAAGAATGATGCTCTTATAACAATTTTAGTTGCAGAATCACCAGACATGCTGTCAAACTCAAAACTGACAGGGCCAAACTCTACTGTGTTAGGAGTATCTGCAAGGACAACCTCATAGATAATCCTTGCTCGCTCCCGAGAGCCTGCTAGTTGCCTAAGTGCAAACACAATCCTTTGGTCAACAGCATCAGCAGTGATGTTAATCGCCGGAGGACGGTCTTGAGTTTGCGTTGCAGCAGAGACTCTAAAAGGGAAGTGGCTGAAAGTGCCGCTCGATCTTTCTAAATCTTGTGAGTCATTAACTAGCCGCACTGTGGTTATATCAGTATGCTCGATAGTCAAGCACTCAAGAAATACTTTCTCTGTAGCAGATGCTAGAACTGCTTGTAATGCGCCTTGTGAAAGTGCCATTACGGGATAACCTCAAGGTTCATTTGTACTTGGTACTGATCCCCGCTAAGAGCGCTTAAACGTGGTGGACTGCTTGCATCAAATCTGATCGTTGCCGCTTCACCAGTAACAGGGTGCTTCCAATCAAACTCTAAAGCGCCGTGTCCTAGCGTGTCACGGTAGAAAGTGTCGAATGTGTTGTACTGGTCTTGGGTCAGCCAGATTCTTGCAGAGAAAGGCTCTACGGCTGCTGTAAAACGCTGGCGCTGAAAAGGCTTACCAGTATCCATCTCTGTGCGAATAGCGCCATTTTGAAATTCAATGTTAAAACCATTCTGATGAATTTCTTGTGGTAAAGATGTAGGCCAAACTGCCATTAGAATTGCCCCTGTCTTTGTGCGCCGTGGCGACGGAATATGCCGTCTAACTGACCTTGTGAGTCAAGACGCTCCATGCTTGACTTAACCATTACGTCAACTGTCATCTCGCCGTTAGGGCCGCGTCGCGTCTGTTGCTGCTGTGCTTCTAGCTGCTCGCCACCTTGATTGATGACGTTCACTGTGACGTTACCTCCGCCACCCATCTGGTGATTAGGCACGATCTGTCCGTCTTGACCGGGAACGAATACTTCTGGGCCACGCTCACCGACAATAGAAGGCACGCCGCCGAACACGTTTCCGCCGTTGGCGTTTGTTTTCATGCCTCCGGGGCCAACTCCGTGCGGCGTTGCAGTTGTTCCGGTTCCGAAAATAGAACCCGCCATGTTGCTAGCAAAGCCAGTTATACTTTGTGCAAGTGGATCAGCTATCTGCTGCTGAACAAGCGTTCGCGCAATCTGTCTAGCAAGACCAGCGAAGACATCGCTAGCTGACTCTGCTTGCATAATAATGTCAGTTAGCCCGTCGCTGACGTCATCTGTCATGGTCTTGGCAATGTCTTGCAGAGACTCGCCTACATCCTGCATGGCTCGATCAAGTGCAGAAGTTTTCTCAGTCGCTTCAACAGTAGCACTCTGAACCATCTCTAACAGGTCTACCCTGATGCCCAAAGTATTTACATGCGCCAGTTTTTCTGGCCCACTTATGCGCTGCGGCACCTGTGCATCAGGTGAAGGAGCCTGCCCGCCGCCTTCGCCTTGTTCAGCAGCTTCGTTGTTAGCAACTAACTCTGCTAATCCTGCGAGAAAACCGCCAGCGCCAATACCAACCATAGCGCCTTTTCGGCCACCGATAGCACCACCTAGCTTTGCAGATAGCCCTACAAGTGCTAAAGCACGACCCACACGGATAATCGTATCAGCGTTCTCAACTAGGAAAGAAAGGCTCTCGCCAATAAACTCGCCTAGAGTTTTTAAGCCATCTTGGAATTGCTGATCGGCAATAGCTTCACTAAAAGAGTCTGCATCTCCAGCAAGGCTACTCATCAGACCTTCTTGAAAGTTAACCATCATGGTTTTATTCAAGATGTCCATCTGATCTGCTAGAGCTTCTGCGCTCTTAACGGCATCATCGCCTAGAATGATCCCTAGGTCTCTGGCTTCTTGACTTAAACGTCGAACAGCCTCTTGGCCTTCACTTAAAGCACCAGCAAGCGCTGGGCCTGCGTCCTCACCAAATATCTCTGATGCTTTAGCGGCTCTGCGACTAGCATCATCTATCTGAGATAGTTCGAATAGTGTGTCTTCTAGCACCGCCTCAGTATTGCGAAGATTGCCACCTGCATCTGCAATGGCAATCCCAAGCTCTCCAAAGGTGTCCTTAGCAGCACCTGTTCCATCTGCCGCTAGGCCCAATCTACGGTTGAACCTGCGTAAAGAAGCGTCAACTTCTGAATCAGTTGTTCCTGCTAACTGACCAAATGCGAATCTGAGTTCTTGCAATCTTTCAGCAGTTACGCCAGCAGTTTGCGCCATCTTGCCGATGCTGTCTGCTGCGCTAATAGCGCTAGTCGTGTATCGAGTTAAAGCGCGAATAGAAAGTGCAGCACCTATCCCTGCTACCGCACGAGTAGCAAACTTACTAGCACTTCCCATCGCCTTTGTGCTAGCAGCAGCGGCTTTAGTTTTAGCGTTGAACCTGCCAACATCTGAGCCGGTCTTTTTAGACTGCTGCCCAAGACGATTAAGAGCCTCCTTGCCCTTATTGATTTGGCGGCTATCAACTCTAAGCCCAATGGAAAATAT